GCTTTTATTTCCTGTTCGGTATATTCTTTTTTCATAGTCCTAATTTTAGTTTGAACTCGTCCGATAGTTTTCTTTGTTCCTGCTCTGAATAGCCTATTAATGTTTCTTGATATAGCTTAAGCGTTTCTATCTTAGTTTTCATAACCGATTGCATAACGGGTAAATGGTCGTAAGAAGCAACTAATGATTCCCCTTTGTCAATCAATCCCAACGAACTTGCAAAACTATTCATTGTATTATTAGCATCCGATTGGATACTATTCTGAACATAATCCAACATTGCTTTTTCTTTATTTTCGTAAGTGCTTGAGCCGTTGCTAAAATAGTTAAGTATATCCTTAGACATATCAAAGGCTAATAAGCACGTCAAAGCATCATTACTGAATTGTTCATCTAAGTATAGACGTTTCATGTCACTAACTAAGTGCTGCGCCTTAATATTTGCGTTGGTAATCAATAAAGATTTTCTGCTTATCTTCGAAGTAATGTCCTCACGGTCTGACTGTTGTATTTGTGCTTCATTTCCATCGCCTTGTGAAGCCATAAGATATTTTTGCGACATCTTAAGATTGACGTTTTTAGACATCAAACTTTCTTCGATATTTTCCAATACCTTAGATATTCCCGACACACGGCTTGGAGAGTTCATTAATGAATTACAACTTAATCCGTTTGCTAAGTCGTAAGTAGGTATAATGTTCTTTAAGGCAATTTTAAATTCCTGCCCGTCTAATTTGTATTTAATCTCTCTGTCGCCAAACGCTTTTAATTCAGCCTTTGTAGACACGAATGATTTTACCTTTTGAGTGTTTTGTAAGTCAATCTCGCTAGGTAGTAGGTTATAAATTGACCTTGTAGTATTCAAGGCGTTAACCTTGTAAGTGTAGTTGGTTCCTGTAGCCGATAAAAACCACATCTGTTGAAATAGAAAATCTTCTTGTGATTGGAAGTAGTTTGGTTGCTTCAATAGTTTAAGTACATCGCTGTTTTCTATTGGATTACCTGCACTATTTAAGTGCGTTATTTTCATCTGACAATATATCTTGCATCTTAATGCAATGATAGTCATCAACACGGGGTTGTTTAAAGATAATTCAAGGTACTTAGTAGAGTTGACAAAACCATCATTATCTAAGAATGAATAGGTAAACATACCAGTCCTGTCACGTTCTACGTTAATATTTCTATTAAACAACCCAAATAAAGCCATATATACGATGTTTCACAACATTATTAATAAAAGCAAATATACTAATTTTTATTAAGCAAAACGAAATATTTTAATTAATAGCCAATAGCCACCTTTATAATCTCATCTTTATCGAATTTTAATTTTAATTCGTTTACCTTTTCTTGTATCTCTTTAACTTCTACATTTCCCTTCATAAAGCAATACTCAACTGTTGTTTTCTCGCTTATTAATTTTATCTTAACATACATCTCAGCCATAATATTTAGTTTTAAATTGATAATCTTCTTGTTCTTACGTACCAACTTACTCCCATTCTTGCACAGTCTAGTAAGTGGTCTTCATTGTTTTGCTCTGGTTCATCCATCTGTATCCCTTGATACATACGCCAAGAGTATTGCTCGTACTCAGCTTCTAAGTTAACCGAGTCTTTAGTGTAGTATATCTTACACTTCTGCATTGTTTCTATTCCTGCGCTTATAGATCCTGCTCCTTTTTTAGCGGGTACAACGTTATGCCCTGCGTTTTTTAACTTACGGCTTTCCGATTGGTTTATCTCATTACCAGAGTCACAAATATTCTCTTTTGTTTTGTCGGTACCTAAGTTTTCAAGTTCTTCAACTAACGTTCCTTTCATTTGATTCATGGGCTTGTATAATCTTTCACGAAAGAAAAAAGACTTATCACCATCGAACTTAAACTCTAGGTTAGCCGTTGGGGCACTTAAACCAAAATCGGTTGCATAATAGCTTTGGTAAGGTATTTTATCAAACATATTGGCTTCAATAGTTTCCCAACCTTTGAATATACGGTTAGGCTTCTCAGCCTTCAATCCTAGTGCATAAACAGCGTGCATATAAGCGTCTGCCGTTCCTTGCTGAACATTGAAAGTATTATCGGGGTCATAAGATAGAATTTTCTTTTTTTGTTCTTCTGGGCAAAATGGATTATCTCTAAATGTTGAATGGATTAAGATAGCGTTATCTCTTTTACTCAATTCGTCAATCCAATGCTTATTTTTCGGGTTCCAATCTATAATTAAATAGTCGCTACATCTCATGTCAATTTGATTAAAAGCATCGACCCCAAAATTATATGGTTCATTTAGGTGCGCTACATTACCCTGAAAACCGTGTACCCTATTTTCCTCATCACCTCCCATAAATTCAATAGTACTGCCGTTTGAAAATGTGTATATTGATTCAGTTTTATTGAAGTTAACCAACTCTATATTAGGAAATGTAGTAACAGCCTTTTTTAAATCGGCTAAAATAGTCATCTTACAATCGGCTTTAGTTTCACGCCAAATAGATATACGACAATTGGGTTTTGACAAAGCAATAAGCCAATGAGTTTGTAATATAGAATATGTTTTACTTGAACGAGAAGAGCCAGTATTGATAATGTACTTATACTTTCTACTACCATCAGGATTCTTTGCGTGGATAGCGTCCCATATCTTTTCAAATACTATTGTGGCTTTAATATTCATGCGTAAACAAAATTAGTGTTGTTTTTAATTTTATTGTTTGGGTTTAATTTACTTTTTAATGTTGTGTAATTTATATCATACAATAAAGATAATTCTTTTACACAATCATAAAAAACCCCACTTTGTGTATCTAAAACAACTTTAGAGTTTTGATGTTTAAATCCAAATAAATAGTTTTGACCTCTTTCTTTTTTAGTTTTTGATATTTTTAACTTTGTATCGTCAGACATTTTTACATTAAAACGTGGGTGGTTTTCTTTATTTTTAAATCTTTCTTTTTGTGTTTTAGATAATTTTTCTTTTTGCTCATTACTCATAGGTTTAGGTTTTTTTTTGATAATACCTATTAATGATTTTTTAATATTCTCTATTGTTTCTTTTGAATGTTTACCACTTTTATTGTTTGATTTTGTATAACAACAATTTAAACCATACTCTATACAATTGTAAAAATCCTGCCAGTATCTTTCACGTTCGTTTAGTAATTCAATTTTACATTCCTCAATAACTTCAAAGATATGATTATCATATCCATATTTCAAAATAGAATTGTAAACTTTTTTTTGTGATTTGCATTTTAAATATTTGTAATATTTAAACCTTAATTCAATATCAACAGATTGCCCAATATAAATTCTATTTGTTGGAGAAGTAATTTTATATATTCCTATCATAAATGTAAAAACCAACTAATCAAAGAGTCGCACGTCTTATCATAGTTGGATTTTTATAATATTGTTGTTAGCAGGTGCGACTCTACGATTACAAATATACAAAATAATTGTCATTCAGGCTTTACAATCTCGATTTTAATGTCGTTTGAAGTAATCTTCTCACCACCTGAAGTAATATCGGTTAGTTCCTTAATGGAGTTCAAGCGTTGTGTTATGCTAGGATTATATATACCAGTCATGCCTCCCTCTATTTGGTCTTGACGAACATTCCGTTTAATACGTGAACAGATAGTTGAAAAATTTGCGTATGCATTATTACTATTAGCAAAATAATTGCTTAAATCACTTATTATCTCTTTATCTTCAAGATAGTTCTCGAAGCCCTCAATAGTCAAAGGTTTTTCTTTCTCCCGATATACCTCGTTTGCGTCTTTCCCTACCCAATCTTTCACAAGAAAAGGAACACCTTTTACCTCTTTTTTATAAGATAAAAAGTATTCCCATAGTTTTTCTGGTGATTCTATTTTTTTTGGTCTTCCTAGTGCCATATTACGCAAAGATAAGTAAAACAATTGATATTACGAATATAATAACAATAAAAAGTCCTGTATAGTATCTAATCATGATATTAACAATTTTACATTTACATCTTCTTTGTGTTGAAAAAGATTATTTTCATTTTTAGCTAACGATTTAACTTCCATTTCTTTAGATAGCTTTTTAACCATTTCACTAAATTTGTGTGCATTATCAATTTCGCCTTTTGAATATAATACGTCAAGGCACGCAATTCTTATAGCTTCAGGAGTGTCAAGTACGTTTATTTTATCAGTCAATGATGTTGATTTCACTCTATGCCCTGTATTTTCTTGGTATTCTTTAATTGCCTTATCAACTTTTTCTTTATCCCACCCGATTATTGAATTTCTAAAATTATTGAATCGTTGATACACATAATCTTTGCTATTTGAATTTCCAACAAAAGTAGTTTTGTGAATTTCAAGTGCTTCCTTTTGATTCTCAACATATTTTAAGCATTGAATTACTTTAAAAGCAAATGCACTTTCTTTAATAGTTATTAATTCAAGATTATTCCTTTTACTCAATAGCTCTATCAGATAAGCTCTAATGTCTGCTGATTTTTTAGTGTAAGCTGTTATACAAAGATTAATAGCAGTTTCAACAGTAATATCGTATTCTGTTCTTGGTCTGCCCCCAGTACTTTCGACCAAAATTGGGCAAAAGTCTTTTCCTTCTACTAACCGCAGGTTTTCGATTCCTCTTTTTAGAAAAATATCAAATCTTGTCTTTACTTCGATTATGGAATGCAAATCCCTTGCATCTACCATATTATTCTCTTTTACGTTTACCATACTGCAAATATAATGAAAAAAGTTTTACTTATTGTTTTTTTTATTAAAAAACCCACAAGTAAAAAAGCAATTGCCTTTATCATTGTGGGGAACTTCAATCTAATCATTGGTGATAAGGCTTATAATGTCATCTATTTGCGTTTCGAGTAGCATATTCTGTATATCGATATTACTATCTCCTACGTATATACCGTTTATAATCACATCGGGGTACTCTGCAGGCTCAAAACGTGTTTCAGGATAGTAAGTACCGTTTATGTCGTAATCTACGCTTAAATGTACCTTAAAATAGTTTATTTCTGTTATCATGGTTATTTAGTTGCTATTTTGTGAAATGCTTTTGTTACTTGCTCATTGTCGGCTAGGTATATATTACCTGTTTTTTGTAGCCAAAGATAAAAACGTTCTGTGTTGCTCATGGTGTTTAGTTTAAAAGTTATACGCAAATATAGTTATTATATTTAGATATGCAATACTTTTTAATTATTTTTTTTCAATTCCGTAATAAAAATAATCTAGGTAGTCAATAAGCTGTTGTAGTCTTTTTGGATTACCACCTTGAAGGAGCTTGCGTTTCTCTGCTTCAAGTTCTTGGATAGTGGGTGGTTTATGTTTTTTTTGTTTCATAATTCTATCGGTATAGAATACAGCCCCCTTATAGGGGGGCTGTATACCTATCCTTTTTTGCGAATTTATCGGTATGTTTTTACGTATACCTTGTAAATTATCATTATTTTAACTATTTACTTGTATTATTCTTATGTCTATCGGTATGTTTTTAGAAGATTAATAAACATACCGATAAAACCGAAGATGTTTTCTTACATTCTATCGGTATAGTAATTAAAAATAATTGCTATACCGTATACCGATAGATTACTAAAATGGGTGTATAAAATAATTTCCTCGTGGAATATCTTGTACTATCCAGTTCTTTTCTCGGCAATATTTTATGAAGTCTTTTAAGTGAGTTATTCCAATATTTCCGTGCAATCCGTTATGGGTTTCTTTTATCATTTCAGTTAATACAGAATATCCTATTCCTGAAGTCTTATAATTACCTATAAAGATAGTATTAAGAATACTATATCTTTCTACGTCGTTCAATGACTTTTGTATTTTCCTACCAGCTTTAGGCTCTTCATAAGTGTTTTCCATTATTACAGGATTACCTTCTATAATTTCAAAACTCCAATTATCAGGCTTTCTATTCCTTGTGGCTAATGTTTCTACTAATTTAACGCTCTCATTATCTTTTGAACTTGAAATCTGTATTACTGTTTCGCTTTTGTTAGTGAGAATTGTGCCTAAATGCCCCCTCATCTTTTCCGATTGTGACGGGTTTTGATGAAGTACATTTACAATATGCAAGTCTTTTTCGGTTGCCCACTTACGTAAGTCGTCTACCATGTTTGCGCTTTCTCGAATATCATTTGTATCGTAAATTAAATCAGCTATCCCGTCAATGATTACAACTCCAACGCCTTCCAATCCATAAATCAAAGTTTCGACGCTGTTTCGTCTATTTTCAGTGCTTAAAGCATCGAAGTTAAACATATATACGTTATCAATCTTTTCGTCTTTTATAACTAACTTAATACGTTGCAAAATCAAAGAGATATGATACTTAGATTGTTCGGTATCGATGTATATTATTTTGTCTTTTCCTTTCGGTAGGTAGCTCGATAACACGCCTTGAAATTCACCTTTATGTAATATGGATTCGTTGATAAGTGTCATTAAGAACGTTTTTCCTACTTTTGCTTTTCCAGTCACACAACTTATGTTTTGTCTGGACATTACCATCTGTTCGTTAAAAAATAAAACAGCATCAGGTTTTGGAACCTCATCACTAGGTATTACCCTGTATTTCATTAAATCAGAAACCGACATTTTTTTATCAATTACCTTTTCGGTTT